CGCTATTAACTCTCCCATTCAATTTAATACCTGTAGTTGTTAAATTATTTAAAAATTTACGCAATACTACCTTACCAGCACTAGCAAATTCTTTAAGTGACTCTTCAGGTTTGCGTAAAGTTTTCTGCATACTAGTATTAGTATCAAATCCAGTAATACTAGTTCCTTTAATTCCTAACTCACCAGCACTAAATCCATTTGTAGCAATATACTTCCCAATTTTACGAGTTTTGGTATTAAATACCCACAACTCTTGAGCACCTATAATATTTTGAGGATCGATTGATACTAATTTATACTTGTCATCATTTACTTTGTATTTTAACTTAGCTACTTGTTTTTCTTTTGATGGTGCTTTCTTAACTCTAATTTTACGATTTGCTTTTTGTATATTAGAATGATGTAAGGCGTCCTCTATAATCATATTATAAAACTCTAATATGCGTTTTATCTCCGCTTTTTTATACGGATATGCTTCTACCAATTGCTCATATTCATCATCTTTCTCTATAGGGTTGAGTAAAGTATTAAAGTCTGCTACATCTTGAGCATACATAGCAGGTATTAACGCGGCAGCTTTGCCGGTAATTTCCTTTAATTGTAATGCAGTTGACATTTTAAAATCACTTTTTAATCCATTATCAAAAAAGTTATCAATCTCATTTTCTACATTCTCACCAAGGAAATCATTAAGATTTAATTTCATACGCTCTTGTATAGATATAACAGGAGCAAGTTGTTTAACTTCTTCTTTTTCTTCTATTACTACAATATTTGATAACTCTTTTATTTTCTTTCTAATAGCCAATAAAAGATTATCCATTGGAGGACAACCATTGTTCAGCATTCTTGCTACAGAGCCAACTGTTGTGCCTATCTGCCAATCTTTTGCCGCTCTAATTTTTTTAATAGATTCTTTATCTACTACTTTTTGTGCTTCCATCCATTGTATTAATGGTTGTTTAGAATGCTTTGAAGTATAATGATAGTTGTAAAAGTTTAAACCCTTATTAATTCTAATGTTAATTTCCTGAAGTTGATCATCTTCAATATCCATCAATTCACCTTTTATAACAAAATCATCGAATTTGGGCTCAGCAAACAACCCATCTTTCTTCTTAGATACTCGTTTTTGTTTCTTTCTTACCATAGTATTGCCTCGTATATATAGTGCTAAATAGTATTATAACACAAGAGTTAGAAAATGCCAAGACTTTCAATATGGAAACCCACTAAAGGAAATGACTTTAAGTTCATGGATAATCGTATTCGTGAGCAGTTCATTATCGGTGGCACTGGTGTTAATATACACAAATATATGGGTCCTGTCAATCAAGGTGATCAGAAAAAGGCTGATCAGCCTATGTACACTAACAACTCCATTACAAATATACAAGATTTATTATTTTTAGAAAATCGTGACAGAAAATATGAAAAAGATGTCACATTTATGAAAGGAGTCTATAATGTACAGGATATAGACTTTGATCTAAGTCAATTTGGCTTGTTTTTACAGAATGATACTGTTTTTATTACTTTCCACTTGACTGATATGGTCGGAGTACTTGGAAGAAAACTTATAAGTGGTGATGTTATTGAGTTACCACATTTAAAAGATGATTATGCTTTAGAAGATGATAGTGTTGATAAAGTATATGAAAGTTTAAAACGTTATTACATTATACAAGACGGAAACAGAGCAGCTGAAGGATTTAGTCAAACTTGGTATCCACATTTATGGCGTGTAAAATGTACTCCATTAGTAGACGCACAGGAGTATAGAGATATACTTGGTGATATTGAAACTGGTGATGGTGATAATACACTAAAAGAAATCTTAAGTGATTATTCTAAGAATTTAGAAATAAATGATGCTGTTATAAAACAAGCAGAAGCAATGGCGCCATTTACACAAGACATAGCAGATGGACGCAGTGGTTATGATACTACACGCTTTTGGATTGCACCTGGGGCAGATGATGGTTCTATACTTCTAGTATCTACTGATGATGTTGGTATAACAGTTGACGCAGATGCTTCTTCACCAGCCGCAGTAACTGGTGATACATATTATGGCCGCCCTGAGAAAAAACTAGAACATTACTTGGCAGGTGATGGTATTCCACCAAACGGAGCACCAGTAAAAGCATTAACTAGTTTTATTGCTAATCCAAGCAAAGGTGAATACATATTGAGAACAGATTATAGTCCTAACAGATTATACGTATATAATGGTAGAAAATGGATCCATGTTGAAGATAATGTACGTATGGATATTACAAATACAAGCACTAAAGCAACATACAGACATAAACACTTTAATACTAAGACTACTGTTACATTAGCAGATGGTACTAAAATTGATTCCAGACAGAGCTTATCAAATGTGTTAAGTGCTAGAGAGGACACATAATGGAATTTTATTATGACGGCCAGATGCGCCGGTATCTTTCTCAATTTATTAGATTAATGAGTCATTTTCATGTAGAAACTGGTAAAGATTCTGCTGGGAATTCTGCACTACTACAAGTTCCAGTAAAATATGGAGACATTTCTCGCCAAGTAGCAACAATCGTTCGTAAAAATAGTGAAAATGCTCTTAATACAGTACCCCAAATTTCTTGTTATATAACAAATGTAGCATTTGACAGAGATAGAATTCAATCTCCAACACATATGGATAAGGTTCATGTCAAAGAACGCTTCTATGATAAAGATACGCAATCATATACAGCAGGGCCTGGTGATAGTTATACTATTGAACGCAGTATGCCAAGTCCATATAGATTAACAGTTAACGCAGATATTTGGACAAGTAATACTGAACAAAAAATGCAAATTACTGAACAAATATTTTATATGTTTAATCCAAGTTTAGAAATACAAACTACAGACAACTATGTTGATTGGACTAGTTTATCATATGTAGAATTAACTGAAATATCATTTAGTAATAGAACAGTTCCGGTAGGCGTTGATGATATGATAGACATTGCTACTATGACATTTGAGATACCAATTTGGATCAATCCTCCAGCAATTATTAAACGCCTAGGTGTTATTTCTAAAGTTGTTATGGGTATATTTGATGGTAGTGGTGGTTTAGCAGATAGTGTATTAGATGATACACTATTAATGGGTAGTAGACAATACTATACTCCATTGAACTACGGCGTATTATTACTCAATGGAGAATTAAAAGCACTTCAGGTTCAAGAACCAGTAAGTGGTGACACAAAAGAAGATGTAACTTTTGATCATCTTCCAGTAAAATATGGTAATGAAATTCCATGGCCAAAAGTTATAGCACAATATGGAAAATTAAAAGATGGAATCAGTCAAGTAAAATTATTAACAAAATTCCAAAATGAAGACACAGGATCAGATTTTACAGAAGTTATTGGCACCGTATCATATAATCAACTTGACGAAAGTATATTAAACTTCACAGTTGATACTGACACAATTCCAGCAAATACGCAAACTGCTATTAATGCTGTTATTAACCCATTAAAAAATACTCCTGGTGATGGTTTGCCAGCTGCGGCAAATGGACAACGTTATTTAATACTAGAAGATATTGGTTCAACACTTAACACAGCAGGAGGCCCAGCAGGATGGCCTGATGCTACTGCTACTGACATACAAGCAAGTAAATTTGATATTATTGAATTTGATGGCACAAATTGGTCAGTTGATTTTGATGCTAGTTCAGAAGATGTGGGCAAGGGCATCCATTATGTAACTAATACAAAAACTGGTATCCAATATAAATGGACTGGAAACAAAGATACATCTGAATGGATCAAATCTTATGAAGGTGAATACTTAACTGGCTTGTGGTCTATTTCCCTACTTCCATAATAAATTTTATATAATTATTAATATGAAGCAAGTCACTGGAGCAGGTGGTATTTTCTACTGCCGCGATACAAAACGTTTTCTATTTTTATTAAGGAATGATAAAAAGTATAAAAACAGATGGGGTTTTGCAGGCGGCAAAGTAG